AAGGTTTTGCATCCTTCTACTGTATCCCTTGTCGGGGTGCCTTACTTTTGGCTTCACTCTCAGCACTTCACTTCACACGGACGAGAGAAGTATAGGACACAACGATTATTATGTCAAGCCCCCGACCGGATTTGAACCAGCGACCAATGGTTTACAAAACCATTGCTCTACCACTGAGCTACAAGGGCGAAACAGGGGAGGCCATCCCCCTGACCTAGAAAAATTCTAGGTTTTAGTAAGTCGGATATGATGATCCCGACTCGTAAGGAAGACCCAGACATTTCCAGACCTTCCGACTGGGGCGGCAGGGATCGAACCTGCGACCTAGATGTTAACAGCATCCCGCTACTACCGCTGAGCTACACCCCATTATGTTGTTCGTAATGTATTTCTCGATGGCAGTTAGCACAAAGTAAATCACATTTATCAAGTTCTGCAGTTAACTTATTTTTAGAAACTAACCGCATTTTTTGCCAAACAAATTCTTTTTCTTCGGGATTTCTATGATGAAATTCTAAAGCACCGTAGTATCTGGAATAACCACATACTTGACACTTTCCACCTTTGTATTGAATAGCATCAAGTTTTCGTTGTTTCCAACGTTCTTGAAATATTTTATTCATACAGATCTTGCAATATGATTGAAGTCGTTTGCCTTTTTTATAGGCATTATCTTCATTTAATTCAATTTTGCAAGTAGAACAAGATGGCATTTTACTTTAAATTTGGATAATATTATTTATATTATCCAACGGGTTAGGTAGGATTCGAACCTACGACTCACGCTTTAGAAGAGCGTTACTCTATTCCACTGAGTTACTAACCCAAGAGACCTCCCTGTTTGTGCATCGTTGAGAGGCATGGGAGGGGAAGGTCTTACACGGAGTTTAGACCCCCGCCGCCTATGAGAGTATTATACTAGTCCTTGGGGCAGGTGTCAACCCATGGAGCGCAAATTCTCATGGGTGGTGCAAGAGACTTACATTCATCAGTGTAACACACACTCTCATCATTTACTTCATCAATATATCTTGGTTTATATTTTTGGTCCGCTTCAGCAATAATTCGATCATATTCTGGAATGACCCTTTGAATTGCCCTATCGACTTCCAATTCAATTCTTGCTTCTAATTCTTTTTCATTCTCTGGTCTGAATTCTTGACCAATCAAACCCAATTGTTGAAGTAATAAATTATAAAACTTCCAAAGTTCCTTTTCACCAATCTTCAACCATCCAGATAAAAGGGTAATTAAAAATACAATAAACGACCCATAAAGAAAACTCTTGAGTTTCTTTGAACTAATATCTGGAAGAGATGTAAATTTTCCATCCTTAACTTCAAAGAGTCTAAACATTTTCTTTTTCGTACTCTGCAATTGACTTGCTGATTGTTCTATCTATGCGATAAGAAATCAATTCAGTATCATGAATAATATAATCATTCAAAACTTCAAATGTTCCCATCTTTAACTGAAATTCATCTAGTAAATTAAAAACTTTTCTTTTTTCGACTCCGGGAAGAAGAGAAATTATATCCAATGATCCGTGAACAATTGCGCCTATCTTTATTAACTCTTTAAATGTTTTCTTTTCTTTTCCAAATTTAAATTCAAAAATATTAAACTTACTCTTGGTCATTAAAAAATTCCTCTAAGGCATCATCTAATATCTTTTCGGGATTAATATTTTTTCTAGGTTCTCTCATTTTTTTAGTATCAAAAGTCAAAGTAGGGGTGATTGATCCATCCTTTTCAACTTTTACTTTTGCACCAAATGGGGTTCCGTTCGGTTGAATCTCAATTGAATTATAAGAGTTAAGTTTAATTTCCCCAATATCAGTTTTTGCTTTTAAATATCCCGCCTTTGCAGCAATATTAATAATATCTTCTGGTTCGTCTGGAAGATTTTGAATTGACATATGGGGAGTTAGACACTCCCCTCTATTTATTTTCAGACTACCTTTGCCTCCTTACGGGCAGTTTTCTCTTCCGAAATTTCTGCTCTTCTTGTTTTTGCAAGTTTTGCAATTTCTTGAAGTGCCTTACGGGCTCTAGTGCCAGCAGAACTATTTCCATTTACAAACTTCTCATCTTCAGATTGCCAAGTCGCAAATGCATCTGCAATTTGTTGTACAGTCTCAGACATAAAACTCCTTTAAAATAATGTTAGGGTTAATTATATATATGGTTTTTTGATACTAAAAAGGGGAGTTCTGCAGCACTCCCCCGCTGATTATATAATTTTAAACTTCAGTCAAAACAAGACGATTTGCATAACCATAAGCAAAGTCAGTTCTTGCTCCGTGATGACCCCAACGAATCCACTTACTTGCAAGACGCATGTAGTGAGTAATGGACCCGCCAGGGGTCTTCATATAGGGTTCAATCATCTTCCAATCACCTTCGTGCAGCATGTAGTCAAGTTGTGCATCCAGTGAGGAAGGATTAGCACCAATACGAGCAGCGTGTCTTCCTAGTCCATAAAAACGAGGAGCATTGGTCCATTGGATAAGACCATACCCCCCACCACAATTAGGATAGGAAGTTCTAGCACCACCTTCACAGATATTAGGAATGAAGGTAGATTCTTGTCGGATATTGCCCATAATGGTTGCTAGGGCGTTTTTGTCAGTGATTCCACGTTTCTGGAGAAATTCCAGTGCTCTGGACTCATTAGTATTACATCCTTTACAAACTAATCGTTTTACTTTAGGTTTCTCGGGAACAACCTCTTTGGTCTCTGTCTCTTGAGTAGGACCTTCAGGAACGATTGAGAAAGGTTGTCTCACAGTTGCCGAAGATGTTGCCATACTCGGTGCTGGCAGTGTTGCCGCTGATGTTGCAACCGCACCTAAAAGAGCTACGGTCACATTTGTTAGGTTTTTAAGCATTAATTTTAATTGAATTCGGCATCCTAATAGAGAAAGCGCACTTCCCCTTTCTCAAGGGGCAATCTCCTAGGCTCTAGATGTCACAGTCAAAGACTCATAATGAGTACCCCGCTCATAACAGGGATTTTTTCATAATAAGTTAATATTTAGGATTTGTCAAGTGTGTCAATTTGTAAAGTGGCACAGTCAAACAATAAATACTATGTTATGCCTACACTCAAATGTCTAAATCACCAAATAAAGGCAAGAAAGGATCTGCTGGTGGCAAGCAGTCAAAACAAAATCAAGGTAATGCGACTGCAAAAAAGGCAAAAAACGGTGGTAAGAAAAAGTGAGGATATATGCCACGAGAATGGAATACTCCAAATCGTGAACCCTGGAATGCACCAATACATAATATCCTAAAGGCAATAGATAATCACACTCACGAGTATTTCAAGAGTGGTGATGAATGGCATCTACATAAAGCACAAGAACTTAGAAAATACTTAGGTGAATTAAAAACTTGGATACACAAACAGGAAGGTAGATTATGAGTGAAATTGTCTGGAGTGTAAATATTCTATTAGGTATTGGACTACTTGGAGTTCTATGGGTCATTTACAAAATTCTTATCTGGGATAATGAAGAACAAAATTCTTCCAATGCTCATCATTCTACGTCTTCTGACGAATGATGGAACTTTTATGGAAAACAGAAGACCTCTGCCGAAGAGATTACCGGCAGAGGTCTTAAGGTTTATAAGAAGACCTGCAAAGAAAGGCAGAAAGTTATTTTTTCCACAATTCCCCTTCGGCAATTCTTCTTCTCAATAATCCTGCCTCTACATTAGTTCCAGGATTACGATAGAGTTTGAGTGCCTCAGGTACTTTAGACCATTCCTTATTCTTCAGGACCTTTGTAATAGTATTGAAGTCAGAAGAACCATAGAAATCTGCACCAAGATTATAAGCAAAGCAAAGTAAAGCCCCTCTTTGGTTGTCATTCATTTCTCCCCAATATGGAATCTTTCTGAGTTGAGGTAAGAATCTATTTTCAACATCATACATCAGATATTCATCTGCTTGTTGTTGAGTGATAAATTGACCCAACATGAAAGTAGATCCATTTGGTCTACGAGTCGTTCCCCAACCTATCGTGATTGGTTCCTTACCAGTTTTGGCGTCTGGATATGCCTTTAAATGGCAACCTTCAAATTGTTTGATAAGTTCTACTCCCACTTGAGGAATAGAACTTTCTACTTTTTTACGTCAAAAGTTCTTCCCCACCCATCATTACCTTTAGGACACCATCTCTGCATCAATTCGGATCTTTTATATACAGCACCTTTACCATTTGTAACTGGGCCAGTATACCCATCATTTAAAGAACCATAGGGATCATTTACAATATAATCTTCACCCTTCTTACCAATTACCACAACCATGTGCCCACCAGTAGGTGCAGATAAAGGACCCCGATGTAGAATCCCGATAACAACAGGTTTCCCAGCGGCAAGCTGCTTATCAAGATCAGCAAAAGAAAGATTGTAACTAAAGCGTGACTTAATTCCATAAGAGTCCAAAACTTTTGTTTGAACTGCATGGTCAGTTGTATCACCAATTGCGAATACTTTTTGAACATAGGCATCATCGCCCTTTGCTCCCTGAAGAGTGCCTGGTTTAAAATATTCTAATACCATAGCACAAGCAGATGAGTTACAGGTTCTTTGAGCATCTCTGTAATTATCCGTTTGTGGAAAAAATGGAACATTAAGAATTCCAGGAATAACTGGGTCTAATTTTGTTCTATAAATTTTTACCCAGGTTGACTCATCATCAATTAACTCTGGATTTTTTAATTCTAAGTCTTTTTCTAATTGCTCTATCGCAGCAACATGCTTTGGATTTTTTGAATCGTAATGTAAAAAGAAATTATGAAGATCTACTTTCATCTTGTTTCTCCAGTATACTGCATTGAAAAAATATCATGATTATCAATATCCGGATTTAACCATTCACTATATTCACATTGAATACAATAGGCATTATCGATATCATGCTCTGACCAATAATGAATTCTATCGACTGCCCAATCATGAGTCTGACGAAGAGTTTGTTCCAAAGTTACCATAATCTTTTCGCATGTAGCGTCCTAGAATATTGCTATTGTAGTACGCTGGCGTTCCGTCGTCAAGTGATTCTTTCAGTACATTATTTATGAAAAGTTGTTTGGTTTCTTCATAGTTACACTCTCCTTTTGTGTTATGAAGACTTAATATTTCTCTACTGAAGAACTCTTTACCATACTTTTTTACATCTTGTTTGAGTTCTGGACAAGATCCATAGTACTGCTTCCAATCAGACTCTTGTTTAACTCTTCTAGATTTGCCTTTTGGTGTACGGTATGACCAAAAATATTTTCTACCAATGTAACTACGCCCAGTTGTAGTGCAGTGAATATGATATACAAAACCAAAATAATCTTGAATATCAGAAGACTCAAAAATTTCCCCATTGAATCTCCAAGGGTTTTCATAACTCATATTAAGTAATCTTATGAGCTATTATTTATCTTCAACGCCAGCAAAGCGATTTTAGCAATAAAAAAGCACCTTGTCAAGAGGTGCTTTTACTTTTTAATATATTTTAGTTTATGGGCGGTATTTATTAACTCTTTGCTGTTGTGCTTTTTGCGAATTATCAGCGGGACTAAGAGCAGATTTAATTGGTTTAGCAACTACATCTAGACCTTTAGTAATTCCACTAACTGCCTTTTTTTCTTCGCCTGGAGTTTGATTAGTAGGTTTTAAAACTTTATTGATAACTTTAGCAGCACCAGTTACTACACCAGAACCTTCAACAATATTCTGAATATACTCAGGACTCATTTGCATCATGACATAATGAGCTTCAGAAATAGATTCCGCATGACCCTCAGAGATAAGATAATCTAAAACTACATCATAAGTATCATATGATTCCTTTGTGGTAGTTGCTGCTGCGGTTTGCTGCATTCTTCTTTTTCTTGCCTCAGATTCTTGATCTGAAGTAAGTGGAGTATATCCAGTTTGATTTAGTTTCTTTTGTTGATCTGCAGTTGGAGTTGGTCCAGTTGTTGGAGTTTGGTTTTGCTTCTCATTAGGACCTGGTTTTGTCCTAGTGGCGGAAATATCATCATACCCAGATTGTCCTGGTTTTACTTTAGCAGCAAGAGTTGGATTTGATTTTGCCCACTGCTGCATTGGAGTGAGTTTAGAATCACTTGCCTTTGGTGCAGTAGAAGGTGCTGTTTTTGTTCCAGAAGGTGCTGCTGCCCCTCCAGAACTTCTAGAACCTCCTGAACCTCCAGAAGGTGCTGCCGACGAAGCAGCAGGGGCGGCAGGCGCAGAGGAAGTTTTTACGCCTCTACGGGAATTTGTTGCCGCTAAAGCATCATTATAATTCTTATATGTTTTTTGGTCAGCAGATGAATAATATTTACCTTTTGATTTTGCATAATCTTGTTTTGCTTTCAGGGATGGTGGTCCTGCTGGCGTTACTTTTGGACCTCCACCTTTCTTGCTCTTATCGCCGGTAAGACCCATAGCATCCGTTGCCATTTGAATACCGGCAGGAGCTAAGGCACCAACAACACCAGCGCCAGGAACAAGTGAGGTTGCTGCACCAAGTCCACTTAATGCTGCTCCACCCCAATCACCCTTTTTAGCTCTACTAACTGCATCTGCCCCATAAAGTGCTGCTCCAACACCAGGAAGTGCTCTACCAGCAACTTTACCAATGGGTTTTGCTATTTTTGCTACAGTTCCAGCTCCAGGAACTTTTTTTACAACATCTTTTGCTTTAGTCATTAGACCTTTAGCAAAATTTCCTGCTTTTTGGAGAACACCCTGATTTTTAGCTGCGGGCCCCATTGGTGTTGCTAATGAACCTTTTTTCCAATCAGCAAGTTTTGCATTTTTTATATTTGAAATATTTTTTGCTCTAGCAGCAACTTGAGTGGCTTTTGCTGCTTTTTGCCCTGCTCCAAAACCTTTAGCAAGTAATCCAGCCCCTCTAGCAATAAGTCCTGCAATCTCATCAAGTTGTTGAAACTGCTCTTCAATATAAGCATCAGAAACTACAACACTTTCAAGTAAGACACGTCCTTCGGCATAATTAACAAAGTCTTCAGTAATAGTACTAACTTTTGCTTCTGTAAAATATGAAATTACATCATCTACATTATATCCCTGAGAAAACAAAACATAAGCAGCATTTTCGATGATTTGAAGACCAAGTTCTTCTACTTCTCTCTGCTCTTGCTCAATTTCTTCTCTGAGGTTGGAATCATACACTGCGACATATGCATTCGCCAACCCCAGAGTTTTATTTGTTGTTTTAATAGACATTTCTATAGTTTGATTCTTTATAATCTTATTTATAAAAAAAGAGGGTGCTAAGACCCTCTAGTGTGCCAGTTTAGAAAGTGGTTCTCAACCACGCAATCTTGGATTAGTTAGAGCAGCACTAATTCTTCCCATTTTATTTCTATTATCACCTACTGCTTCACCTTCACGATCAGCATCTGCCATAGCTGCCCGAGTATATTTCTTTTCATTTTTCATCATTTTTTCCCTTTTGCGTCCGGCAGGAAGTTTTTTAAATCCTTTTCCTACAGGTCCATATGGAAGTCCTCTTGGTGCTTCATCAAGAATCTCTTGTCTCCACTCCTCACTCATATTTGCCATAATTTGAAGTGCTGCTTCTTCAGTATCAGCATACCCTTCATCAATAAGATGACCTTTGATAACATCAAATGGGTCAAAAGATGCTCCAAGCATTCTCGCTCTTGCACCACCCATAGGTCTTGTCGGAGCAGAAGCAGCGGGTTTTGGTGTTTGAGAAGCTTGACGTGCCTGAGAACGGGCAATCATCGCACCAACATCAGATTGTGGTTTTGGACTGAATGCAGGTGGCTTTGAGGCAGCGGCAGTTGCTTGTGAAAGTGTATTTCCACCTGATGGGGTTGCTGCTGAAGTTGGTTTTGGTGTAGCAGATGTTGGAGTGATTTTTGGACCACCAGATGCACTAGATGAGGGTGTAGGAGCTCCGGATGCAGGCTTGTTTGCTGTAAACGTTTTTTGTCCCTGGGCATTATAAGTTACATTTCCTTTAACACCACCTTGAGTTGCAGCATATTGTCTACCGACAGTTACACTACCACCTGCTCCACCAGATGCAGCAACTGTTTGTCCACCAGCTGGTCTAGAAGAAGCAGTAGTAGGTCTTGAAGCTGCTGATGGAGCAGCACCAGTACCAGCAGAACCTTGTCTTGGAGTTCCTACTTGAGATGCTGCTGCTCTAGCACCAGCTTGGAGTTCTTGTCCTCTATAACCAGCACCGAGACCACCCATACCGCCAATTTGTGGTCTCGATAAAGAAGTTCCTCTTCCAGTACTTTGAGGAGTATTAGCGTTCATTGGACGAGCAAATCTTGACTGATAAGATTGCCCAGTGTTAGGTCTTGGTGAAGAATACATTGTCACAGCACCTCTTGTTGTGGACTGTCTTCCACCAGGAACATTACCACCAGGTTGACCCATCTCATTCAAATAAGACTCATACATTTCTTCCCAAGTATACTCACTCAGGTCATATCCCTCTTCTAAGAGTGAGTTAACCCAATTTTCAACCTCTTTCCAAACCTGCTCTTCAGTAAGTTCTTCAAGAGCATAAATTTCAGAATATGCTTCCATTAAATTTTTAACTTCACTACCAGAAATCCTAGACATTTTTTTCTCTTTAGTTCTTTATAAAGATATTTATAAAAAAAGAGGGTCCAAAGACCCTCAAGAGATATTTTTGGTTTTATCATCTAACCAAACATAAGAATAATCATGGTCTCCAAAAAGGAAATCATCATATTCTGCCGCTTCTTTATATGCATTTAGAATCTCTTGCTCACACCACTCATCATAATTGGAATCCTGAGAAAGTATCTTTGGTAACATCTTGTTTGATTCCTCCGACGATATAGGACTCAACTTCGGTTTCTTGTGGTGCCACTTGAAGACCCTTAGAAGAAATCCAATGCTCAGTCCAAGGAAGTGGATTATTTTTTGCTGGAATGTCATAAAGTGGGCGAAGACCAATTGCCTTCATTCTACGGTTTGCAATCCATTCGACATATTGCTGTAGCAATTTGTCATTCAGACCAATCATCGAACCATCCTTGAACAGATATTCTGCCCAAAGTTTTTCTTGATTGACAGCGTTTTCAAAGGTTTTGTAGACCCACTGTTCCTCTTCTTGTGAGATTTTCTTCATATCAGGATCATCACCTTCTTTCCATTTATTAAGAATGTTTTGAGTGATGACTAAGTGCTGATTTTCATCTCTAGCGATTAGTGAGATGATTTTTGCACTTCCTTCCATAAGCTTGAGTTCGCCAAATGCAAAACTGCAAGCAAAACTGACATAAAAGCGAATACCTTCAAGAATATTAACGTTTGCAACTGCCCTGAACAGTTTGCGTTTGAGTTCATATCTTTCCCCCAATGCTTGTGGAACTTGTTCTAAAGCATGAATCCAATCATTAGATGAACCATAATGTTGAGCACTATTAATAAAATCATTATATGCCTCAGTTACACTTACGGCACGTTCCATAATACGGTCCTCTTTGAGAATCGTATCAAAAACCTCAGATGGGTCTGAATAAACATTCTTGATAATGTAGGTATAGGATCGGGAATGAATCATCTCCATAAACTCCCAGACCTTCATACATGCCTCCAGTTCAGGAAGTGAGCAGTATGGAGCGAACGCCATACCAGGACCACGACCTTGAACGGAATCCAACATAACCTGATACTTCAGATTACTAGTAAAAATATGCTTTTGTTCTGGACGGAGAGATTGATAATCTCCCCTATCTTTTTGTAGAGAAACCTCCTCAGGTCTCCAAAAATAACCTAGTTGTTGTGTTGTTAGTTTATCGAAAATTGGGTACTTGTAAGAATCATATCTTTGAATTCCTAGTGGTTGTCCAAAAAACATTGGTTGTTTTTTAGTGTCTACTTCTTGAGAATTAAAAACAGTCATTGCCTGAACCATTTTCTTATCCTCTAAACCTGTTTTAAATCTTACAAGACTCACAATCTTCCTCCTCTGTGTCTAGAATGTCAGAAATTAATTTATCAAGGGACTGTTTGGTTTCTTCAACCTCATCAGTCTTATGATCATAAGTATTTTGATAGTAGCTGGTTTTCCAACCGTACTTATATGTAGTTAAAAGATCTTGTGCCATTATTGAAGTAGGAACCTCGTTATCCGGATAATGTTCCGGATTATAGGACCAGTTTCCAGAAATCGCTTGATCGAAGAATTTTTGCATAACAGCAACAATATTGATATAACCAGTATTGCTAGGCATATCCCACAGCAATGTATAATTGTTTTTAAGAGTTTGATACTGGGGGACAATCTGCTTAAGAGGTCCTTTCTTGGACTTCTTAATGGACAAGTATCCTCTAGGTGGTTCAATTCCGTTTGTTGCATTTGACACAACGGAACTGCTCTCCGATGGCATCTGTGCGGACAACGTGCTGTTCCGTACTCCGTACTTTTTAACACGCTCTCGTAACGATTCCCAATCATACTTAAGTTCGTTAGGTACAATTTCGTCTACATCCTTTTTGTAAGTATCTATAGGAAGAATCCCTTGCCCATATTTGGTTCTGTGTGAATATTCACATGCACCTTTTTCTTGTGCAAGATCAACAGTCGCTTTAATTAAATAAAATTGAAATGCTTCAGTAAGGTCATGGACTAATTGCCATGCTCGTGAATCCTCATAATGCTCACCATGCTTTGCAAGGTAATGTGCTAGACCAATAAATCCTACTCCAAGTGACCTACGTGCTCTGGTGGCGATTTCTGCTGCTCTGACGGGATATCCTTGAAAATCAATGAGTTCATCGAGAGACCTAACAGCAAGATCACAAAGAACTTCAAGATCTTCATTATCTTTAATTTTGCCAATATTAATAGCAGAAAGAATACAAAGAGCAATTTCACCATTTGGGTCATCAATATGCTGAATAGGTTTAGTTGGAAGCGTAATCTCTTGGCAGAGGTTACTCATTTCAACCTTATCAATAAAAGAAGAATGAGAATTACAATGGTCGATATTCATAATATAGATACGACCAGTTTCAGCACGTTCTTTAAGCAAGTCTAAAAATAGTTCTTGAGCTCCGATAGTCTTTCTTGGAATAGACTGATCTCGTTCGTAACGTACATATAACTCGTCAAAAGAATCAGTTCCAAAAGCATCATACAAACCAGGAACTGAGTGTGGTGAGAAGAGGGAAACTTCTTCGTTGCGGATGAATCGTTCATAGAACAGTTTAGAAATTTGGATGCTGTAATCTAACTTACGAACACGATTATCTTCAGTTCCCTTGTTATTTTTTAATACAAGGATGTCTTCTATTTCTTGGTGCCAGATGGGGAAGTGGACAGTTGCGCTTCCACCACGGATGCCATTTTGAGTGCAGCATCGGACAGTTGCCTCAAACTTTTTGAGGAAAGGGACAACGCCTGTGTGCTGAACTTCTCCATCTCTGATTTTAGAGTTGATGCCACGGATGCGACCTGCGTTGATGCCGATGCCCGCCCTTTGTGCAACATATCTGCCGATAGCCATATCAGAACTAAAGATGCTATCGAGGGTGTCATCAACATCAACAAGAACACAGCTAGCATATTGTCGAAGTGGAGTTCGCACTCCCGCCATGATAGGTGTGGGAATGTTGATTTTGTGCTTTGAGATTGCATCATAGTACTTTCTAACGTAGTCTAAACGTGTTTCTTTAGGGTACTTGGAGAAAATAGTTGCAGCAATCAAAAGATACATGAACTGGGGAGTCTCATAGAGTTCTCCTGTACTGCGGTCTTGCACAAGGTACTTATCAACTACCTGACGCAAACCTGCATAGGTAAAAAGATAATCACGACTATGTTCAATAAACGATTGAAGTTTATCGAACTCTTCATCACTATAAAGATTTAGAATTTCTGGATCATAAACACCTCTACCAACAGCACGAAGAACGTGGTTCTTAACTGTTGGGCAGTCATGCATACGACCAAACAACTGTTTGCGAAGGGCAAATAGAAGAAGGCGAGCAGCAACAAATTGATAGTTGGGATGATCCAAATCAATCAAGTCGGAAGCAGAACGAATCAGGATTTCCTGAATCTCTGCAGTTGTAATACCATCATAAAATTGAATGCCCGATTGCATCTCCACTTGAGATGCTGATACACCTGCCAGGTCTTTGCAGGCTTCTTCTACCATAACATGAAGTTTATTTAAATCCAGAGATTCAGTTTTACCATTTCTTTTAACGACTTTCGTTCCGTTGCTCATATTTTCTTCCAATTGTTAAACTTGATTTTTGCTTCTAAACCTGAGTATGTATTTGATTTTAA